CACCATCAAAGGTAAGACAATCTATTCAAACCTGAATGTGTATGAGTATATGGACATTATGGAGAATCTGTCGGTAGAATTTTATCAGACTGGTTCTCCACGTCCTTCCGATATTGAAACAAAGATTTTTAACGAACAACAAGGACTTTATTAATGGCAAAATCAAAAGTAGGACTTTCTGGTCAGAAACTTATTGAATCAGTTCCCAAGAAAACTCGTCAAGGAGCTGGTAATGGTACGAAGTACGCAGCGTCGTCTCGTAACCATAAGCGTAAACCTTATCGCGGGCAAGGGCGCTAGTATTCTCTAAATATCTTTAGAGATAGAAACCTCTTTAAAAGTTCTTTCACTAGGACTTTAAGGAGGTTTTTTAATGGGTAACAAAAGAACAGATTTAGGTGAAGACTTTATTGCATCTGGTATGACTTTAATTACTGATCCACGATCTGATTTTTACTTGCGCGAAACGAAAAGTGAGAAGCGTGTATTGAAAGAAGTGATGGATGATCCAGGTGTACGTCACGATTTTAAGAAACAGAATGAGATACACTCTAAAATCCGTAATGATGATGATTATGATGACTGGGGATACGGTACAGAACCAACTTACGGACAACCTTGATAAATAAATCAAGAAAACTATACCGAACCAATGGCGATACCACGGGTTTCTAGAGCATTTAAGGACATAAGTCTGTCTTTTGAACCACATCCCGTGACAAAAGACCTTCCAATACTGAAGAATGCGTCTGCTATACGTAGATCCATTATGAATTTGGTACAAACGATCCCTGAAGAAAGGTTTTTTGAACCTCTTTTGGGATCAGATGTACGTTCTAGTCTGTTTGACTTCGTTGATTTCGCTACAGCATCAGTTATTCAAGAGCAAATCCTTGAAACGATCGAAAATTTCGAACCAAGAGTTGCTAATACTGTTGTAGAAGTCGATCCACAACCAGATGAGAACACATTTAATATTACAGTTGTGTTTGATATCGTTGGTTTAGAGTTTCCGACACAAGAATTCTCATTTTTACTAGAGGCAGCAAGGTAATATGCCTTTTACTAAATTTACAAACTTAGATTTTGATCAGATAAAGACCTCAATCAAAGATTATTTGAGAGCAAACTCAAATTTTACTGATTTTGATTTTGAGGGATCGAACTTTTCTGTCTTAATCGACACGTTAGCGTATAATACTTACATAACGGCGTTTAACTCTAATATGATCGTGAATGAATCCTTCTTGGATTCTGCGACATTAAGAGAAAACGTCGTTTCGTTAGCAAGAAATATTGGTTACGTACCGCGTTCTAGGAGCGCTGCACAGGCGACAGTAGGATTTGATATAGCAACTAGTAGTTCCTCGTCTACACTGACCTTACAGGCGGGACTGGTGTGCGTTGGTAGTTCAAATGAAACCAATTATGTCTTCTCAATACCAGAAGATGTTACGACAACCATCAATTCAGGTACTGCATCCTTTGATGATTTGAAGATCTATCAAGGAACATTCCTCAAAAAGGTGTTTGTCGTCAATGGATCAGTTGATCAGAGGTTTATTCTCGACAACTCATTTATTGATAGTTCAACAATTGTAGTTAAAGTAAAGGGTATTGCTGATACTGGTGAAGGAAGAGAGTATCAGTTAGCAACAAATATCCTGAATTTGGATGCAACATCTGAAATCTACTTGCTTCAAGAGGTTCAGGATGAAAAGTATGAACTATTGTTTGGTGATGGATACTTTGGTAAGAAGTTAGAGAGTGGTGCAGTCATTACTGTGACCTATATCATCACTGATGGTAAGGAAGGTAATGGTCCCAGTAAGTTTGATTTCTCTGGTAGGGTTGTTGATGGTGATGGAAACATTACTATTCCTACCTCATCGATCACAGTCAATACTTCGATTGCTGCATCAAATGGTGGAGATATTGAACCGATTGAATCGATCAAATATTTCGCACCAAGGATTTACGCTTCACAGCATAGAGCAGTAACAAATCGCGATTATGAAGCGATTATTCAGATGATTTACCCCAATACAGAGTCTGTTTCTGTTGTTGGTGGTGAAGAGTTAGATCCTCCACAGTTTGGTAATGTCCTGATCAGTATCAAACCAAAGAATGGTAACTTTGTTTCTGACTTTGATAAGCAAAATATTCTCGCAAAACTAAAAGATTATAGTATTTCTGGTATCAATCAACAGATTATTGACCTGAAGATTCTTTATGTTGAGATTGATAGTGCTGTTTACTATAACAGTTCTCAAGTCACCAATGTAAATGACTTGAAGACGAATATCAATAGAGTATTGAACACTTATTCTACATCAAATGTTAATCAGTTTGGTGGTAGATTCAAGTATAGTAAGTTGGTAAAAACTATTGATAATGTTGATGATGCGATTTCATCTAACATCACACGTATCAAGATCAGAAGAAACTTGAATGCATTGATTAATGCACCAACACAGTATGAATTGTGCTATGGAAATCAGTTCCATATCAATGAAGGTGGTTTCAATATCAAGAGTACTGGATTCACAATCTCTGGTAGCACTGATTTGTTCTACTTCACTGATGTTCCAAACAAAAATGCAGATGGAACATTAGATGGAAGTGGTCAAGGTGTTCTTGTTATCACTAAAGATGAAAGGAATGTAGATGGTGAGTATCTAATCAGTAGAACACTCAACCCAATTGGAACAATTGATTACACCAAAGGTGAGATTATTGTTAACACTCTCGTCATTACATCTACTGTAAAAGAGAATAATGTTATTGAAATTCAAGCAGTTCCAGAATCCAATGATGTCATTGGTTTGAAGGACCTTTATCTCTCATTCTCGGTTGCAGATAGTGAGATAAATATGGTGAGAGACACCATTACATCTGGCGAACAAACATCGGGTGTAGGATATAAATCAACATCTAGCTATTTAAACGGAGAATTAAAGAGGATATAAGATGATACAAACTGGATTCGAGCAGAGGGTCAAGGTTCAGCAGATTATTGACAGTCAACTGCCTGAATTTTTACGTGCCGAAAGTCCTAAATCAATTGATTTTCTGAAGCAATATTATATTTCACAGGAGTTCCAGAGTGGTCCTTCTGATATTGCAGAAAATCTTGATCAATATCTCAAAATTGATAACCTCACTCCAGAGGTTATCTCTGGTAAGACGACACTATATTCTGGTATTTCATCAACTGCAGAGGATATTCAGGTCTATTCGACCAAAGGATTTCCAAATGAGTATGGTCTGTTTAGAATTGGTGATGAGATTATAACCTATACAGGTCTGACTACAAATACCTTCACTGGATGTGTTAGAGGTTTCAGTGGTATTCAGACTTATAGGACTGATCTGAATAGTGAAGAGTTAGTATTCAACGATTCATCCCGTGCTGCACACAGTGGTGGTACAGAAGTTGAGAACTTGAGTGCTCTCTTCTTACAAGAATTTTATAAGAAGTTAAAATATACATTCACTCCTGGGTTAGAGAACTCAGATTTTGTATCTGATCTTGATGTAAACAACTTCATCAAGGAGTCAAACTCTCTCTACAAAGCAAAAGGAACTAAGGAATCATTCAAGATTCTTTTCAATGTTCTCTATGGCGAAACACCAACTGTTGTAGACCTTGAGAGATACCTTCTCAAACCATCTGATGCACAGTTCTCTAGAAGAGAAATCGTAGTTGCAGAAAGGATTTCTGGTGATCCAAACAATCTTGTTGGACAGACGATTACAAACTCTGCAGATCCTGCAACTAAGGCATCTGTTTCTGAAGTTGAGATCTTCTCTAGACCTGGTACAGGCACATATTACAAGATAAATCTGTTCGTTGGTTTTACTGACGCAGATACTGTTGAAGGAACTTTTAAAGTTCAACCAAAAGTAAAAGCAATCAATGCAGTATCTGTAGGATCATCTGTAATCACAGTTGATTCTACGGTTGGTTTTGGATCAACAGGCACTGTTATCTCTGGCGATAATAGCATTTACTATGGTGAAAAGACAATCAACCAGTTCTTACAATGTTCTGGTGTAGATACTGCTATTAGTGTTGCGGATGAAGTCCGAACAGATGAAGTATTCTTTGGTTATGAGAATGGAGATCTTACTAAGAAAGTAGAAATTCGTCTTGGTGGTGTCCTTTCTAACTTCGAATCAGTTGGTACACCTTCTTTAATATCAGAAGGTGAGATTATTCGTGTTAAGAATATTGGTGAAGTAATAGAAAATCCAGAGACTAATAAGACTTTCAAGCAAACATTTGCTAACTCTTGGGTTTATAACACTGCTATTAGATTTGAGGTTGATAGTATCAGTGGATCAACCTTCACTCTTAAGTCTACGATTGAAAAATCAAGTCTGAAAGTAGGTGATACTGTAGATGTTCTGCAAGGTTCAACACAAACTGTTGTAGTAGCAGATGCAACCATACAAACAGTAACTGCAGCAAATAAGGAAATAACACTTGGTAACCTGGGAGGATTCACTCCATCAGCAGGTGTAGACTATACAGTCAGAAGAAAAGTAGATACTGTTTCTTCTAGTGGTGCTCCATTAGCATATAGCGATTTAACATCTGATGTTCAGAACGTCTATCTTGAAAATGAAGAGACTTTCTATGTTGCAGCAAACTCTTTACCAGCTTATGAGATAAGCAAAGAGATTAAATCTGCAACTATTCCTTCTGCTAGTGGTAGTGCATTAGAGTCATTTGATAACAACACTCTAAAATATTCAACTATTTCATTCCCTTCCAGTGTTCCATTCATAACTGGTGATGAAGTTCAATATACTGCCGAAGTTGATGTTCTGGATGGTTTGAGTGAGAAGACATATTTCGTCAAAGTACTGAGTCCAGATAACAAGGTTAAACTCTATGAGTCACCTGCTTTTATTGAGAGCGACAGTCCTGTTGAGTTTGCATCAACAAATGCAACAGGTTCTCACACTCTTACCTTAGCGGTACAAAAGAGTGGATCTTTACATCCACAAAGACTTCTGAAGAAGTTCCCTAACAGTCAGGATATTTCAAATGGTGCTGGTGTAGAGACACTTCCAGGAAATACCACTGGTATGTTGGTAAATGGTGTTGAGATTATAAACTATAAGTCATTAGATAAAATTTATTTTGGACCAATTGAAGAAGTAGAACTTCTGAATAACGGTGTTGATTATGATGTAATCAACCCACCTACAGTTACAATTGATAATTCTGTTGTTAGTGGTGGTACAACAGCATTAGTTCAACCCGTTGTTAGAGGTTCCGTAAAGTCTGTTCTGGTCGATCCTCAGGACTTTGATATCCGTAGGATACAATCAGTCACCATCAGTGGTGGAAACGGGTCTGGAGCGATCTTAGAACCCGTTCTGGATACAAAGTATCGTGAGATTGAATTTGACGCCAGAGAGATTACTGTAGGTGGTGGTATTGATATTGTTGATGAAACAATCACATTTACTAAAAACCACAACTTGAGGAACGGCGACAAGATCGTCTATAACAGAAACGGAAACGCAGAGATTGGTATTGGAACTTTTGGTGGTGTTAATAACCAGCAAACATCAACTTTGCATAGTGGAAGTGCTTATTTTGCTGAAATCGTTAATACATCTACAATTAAGTTGTATGAAACTGAGGACAATTTCAACACAGGCATCAATACTGTAGGATTTACAACGTCTATCAGTCAAGGATTCCACAAGTTTAGACTATTTGATCCAAAACAAACTCTTCGTGAAATCAAAGTTATCAATCCAGGAAGTGGATATGAGAACAGAAAACTCATTGTAAAGCCTGCAG